TCTATCTCAATTTTTAAACAATAAACAATATTATCCAAAGACATATATTTATAATAAAAATAATAGATATATACCAGATGATAATAATACATGGTTTATTAAGAAATGTGCATATGGTTCATATGGTGGTAAGGATATATTTGTAGCAAATAATTATAATGGAATAAGAGATAATTTAAATAATAATGGTTCATATTTAATTCAAAGAGCGGTTTCTAATTTATATTTATTTAATGGTTTTAAGGGTGATATAAGAATGCATTATTTAGTATTTTTATATAAAAATAAATTAAATTTTTATTTATTCAAAGATGGACATATAAAATTAGCAAAAAATAAGTTTGATAATAATAGTGTAGGAACAGATGTTCAATTAACAAATGTGTCTCAAGTAGGTGAAAATGAATTAGCGAGATCTTTAAATTTTTCTTCAGAATATGAAAATTATGAACCAATGTTTTTCAAAATAAAATCAGTATTAACTGATTTATCTAATGAAATTAAAAAAGAATTTCCAAAAAAATATAGAAGTTTTTATGCATTAGAATATCAATTATGTGGTCCAGATATTATATTTGATAATAACATGAATCCATATTTATTAGAATTGAATACTAATTTTCCAGCATATGTTATGAAAAAAGATATTAATCAAGTAAAAGCCACTAAAAGATATCTTGCAGATGTATTAACAAATCAATTATTTAAAAAAGCAGTTAATAAAGAAGATATAAATTTGGAAGAATATGGATTTATTAAACTTTTATAATTACATATTCTTAAGAATAGTATTATAAAAATCATTTTTAACTGGTTCATTATTTAGATGTATTGTTATATCTGGCTTGTAATTTAATTCTAATATTCTTGCTTTATTAATAGTATATGGGATATTAATATCAGTTGATATAAAGTCTATTCCTGTACAAAATATATCTATTTTTTTAGTAACATCTATAAATAAATTTTTATTTATATCTGGTATTTTATCAATATCAATTCTTTCACATTCTGCTCCATTTTGCATATTAATTATATTTGATATATCTACTTTTCTATTAAAAGGAACGACTGAATCTAAATTTACATTTTGTGATTCTAATAATCTAGAATTTGGTTTAATTTTATGACTGTAATTATGATATTTGTTATAAATTAATTGTCTAACAGATGTTTTACCATCACCAATAATATTAGCTTTATTTTTTTTAATAATATCAATAATTTTATGATTAAAGACTAATATTCTGTAGCCGTCTCCTTGCACTTGTTCTTCAATTTGAATTATATTATATTTCTGTAAAGATTTTTTAATTATTTTTAATAAAGTATGTGTTTTATAAATATCTGTTTCAACGCCAATACCTAATGATCCATCTGTTGGTTTAACAACTAATGGAAATTTAAATGAACTTATTTTATTTAAAATATAATTTTCATCATATTCTGTAATATTAATAAATTTTGGAACAGAAGAGTTGTAAGAATATAATAATTTTGATAATTTATCTTTGTGTAGTACAATTTTGCATGGTTTTTTTTTGTTAAAATTATAGTTATAATTAAGTAACTTATTATTTTTAGAGATAAATTTATTATTTTTATTGATAGTGTAACCATTATTTTCTAAATAATTAAAAAAGTCATTATTTGGCAATGGTTTATAATGTTCAACGTTACTATCTTTAATCAAATATAATAACAATAATATTACTATTAAAATTATATATTTTGACATAATTATATAATATTAATATATTAAAAATCATCTGATATATTAAATGAATTACTTACATCGGCTTTTTTATATTGACTAACTCTTTCTTCAAAAAAATTAGTTTTACCCTCTAATGAAATATTTTCCATAAATGTAAAAGGATTTTTAACATTATAGATATTTTCATATCCTAAATCTCGAACTAATCTATCAGCTACGAATTTAATATAATCTTTCATTAACTCGTGATTCATACCAATTAATCTACATGGTAGGGAGTCAGTTATAAATTCTGTTTCGATTTCAACTACTTCACTAATCATATCTTTAATGATATCATAATCCAATTTATTTTTTAGCATAGAGTACAAAAGACAGGCGAAGTCACAATGTAAACCTTCATCTCTTGAAATAAAATCATTAGATAAACATAAACCTGGCATTAAATTACGTTCTTTTAGCCAATATATTGCACAGAAACTTCCACTAAAAAAAATTCCTTCGACACATGCAAATGCGAGTAATCGTTGAGCAAATGGTGAATTTTCGTCATTAATCCATTTAATTGCCCAACTTGCTTTCTTATTTATACAAGGAATATTTTCAATTGCATTTAATAAAAAAGTTTTTTCTTGATTATCCTTAATATATGTATCAATCATTAATGAATACGTTTCTGAATGAATATTTTCAATTGCCGCTTGCCATGTATAACAAATTTGAGCTTCTAGTATTTTAACATCTTTTAAAAATCTATCTAAAAGGTTAATGTTAACAATACCATCACTTGCTGCAAAAAATCCTAATACATATTTAATAAAATGTTTTTCGTCTGATGTCAATTTCTCCCAGTCTCTATGATCTTTTGAAAAGTCTAACTCGTCGGCTGTCCAAAAACATTTTTGTTGCTTTTTGTACATCTCAAATATTTTGTCATGTTTTATTGGATACAAAACTAAACGTGCTTCTTCTTTAAGGAGTGCTTCATTTTTTTCTAAATCTTGAATATTCATTATTATATGTTATAATTAACATATTTTTAAATTCAAAAATTTTCATTTTTTTTTTATACATATTTTATATATAAAAATTATATATAATTAATTATTTTTCTAATGCATTTTATTACATTAAATTTTTATATATAATATTTATATGGTACACATTGGAATTATTCCTGATGGTAATCGACGATGGTGCAAGCAAAATAATTATAAATTAGATACATTAGTAATGCATTGGACTAATATTGTGATAAATTTATTAAAAAGAATTACTCAAAATAAATTTAAATATTTGAAGGAAGTAGATGAAGTAAGTTTGTATGTATGTTCAATTGATAATATTAATAGAAATGATAATACAAAACTATTAATATATGAATTATTAAGAAATTTATTTAAAATAGTTGAGAAACCTGGTTCAGTATTTGAACATTCAGTAGTTGTCGAATTAAATAATATATTTGAAAATTTAAATTTAAATATTATTGGTGATTTAAATATATTACCAGATGATATTCAATCATTAATTAGAGATTTAAAAAATAAATGTAAAGGAAATAAATATACATTTAATTTAGCAGTTGCTTATGATTATAATAAAGATATATTAAATTTTGGGAGGGATGAAATACCAAATTATAACAGAAAACAAAGTGATATAGATATTGTTTTTAGAAGTGGTGGAGAACAAAGAATCTCAGGATTTTTTCCAACAAAAATTTTATATTCAGAATTATTTTTTATGAAGAAATTATGGCCCGATGTTACATTAGAGGATTTAAATATGGTAGTAAAGAAATTTAATAAAAGAAATCGAAGGTTTGGTAAATAAATTAGATAAAATAGATAAAGTAGATAAATAGACCAAAAAATATATATATTATTATATTATGAATATTTTGATTAAAAATTACATATAATTTTATAAAAAATAATAAATTCTGATTAATCCAAGAAAATTCATGTAAATGACAAGCTAATTTCCCTTTATTGTTATTTAGTCCATATTCTTGAATATTAGATTCATAGATAATATCAGAATTTAAAATATTAATATCATCAGAATTAATTAAAATATTATTAAATAATAGTGGTCCTGTTGTTTTCATTACTGTTAATTCATGAATTAAATAGTCATTATCTGCATATTTATTACATTCATTTAAAATTTTTAATATATTTTCATTATTTTTTTTACATGCAATAAATCCATTATTTATAATTGGGTAAATTTTAATTTTAGTAAAATAAAATAGAGATACATTAATTTTATTTTGATTTAAATAAATATCTAAGCTGTCATTGCACAACATATCGATATCAACATAACACCCACCATAGTTATACATAATCACATATTTAGAGTAATCAATTTTTTGTATCATTTTTTTATATGATTTAATTTTGTTCATATAGAAATTACTAAATTCTTTACTTATATTTTTTTCATCCCATAATTTAACTTTATAATTAGGATTTTTATATTTCCAACTATTAATATTACATTTAAATTTATTAGGAATTTTATCAATACCTTGCCACCAAATAATATGTATTATCTTCGGTATCATTATATATATTTACATTTTTATGGTCAAATTAAAATTATAATTTATTTTAAAATATATGAAATTTCTAATTTTATTAGTTATTTTAATTTCTAATATAATTTTGATTGAAAATATTACTAAAAATAAAATTCTAATCTTAATTGAAACATCAATAATATTATATTTTTTAGTAGATAGAAAAAAATTATTATTACTATGTTCTAAAATATATTATACTAAATCAAATATTATTGATCTTAAAAGTTATAAATCATTAGATGATTTTATAAAAAATCATCTAAGTAGTAAGAGGAGAAATGATATTAAAAAAGATATAAAAATATTAGATAAAATTAAAGTGATAGAAACCCGGCTATGTATATATCATTTTAGTTATTTATATAAATTTTTAAGTAAAAAGTTTAAATGTTCTAATACGGTAAATTTTAATTTTCTACTATCTTTATTTGTAATTTCCACATTCAAATTAAATTATTTAAATTTTTATGATTCAAATAATAAATTATTAGGATGGTCATCTTATTTTATAGACGATGGTGTTTATTACGATTTTTTATCTTCTCCAAATGAAATATACATTTCACATATTTTAACAAATTCAATAAAATATTGTTTTAACAATAGAATTACTAAAATAGATATTGGGCCGACACATGATGATATTAAAAGAAGAAAACTAAATTGTAATGAATATAAGATAAATGTAAGTTTATTTGATTTATTTAATTAATTTATTTTCTTGTAGTAAATATATGAATCTTTTATATTTATTATTAGGATTTTTAATAGTTTTATTACTTAGATATATTCTAAAAAAAAATAAACATATTTATAATAAGTGTAGATCTTCAGGATATAAATTATATGATATAATATCAAATTTAAAAATAATAGATAGTAAACATGAAATAGATAAAAATTTATGGCTAGGGGATTGTAGAGCAGCGTTAGATAAAGATTTTTTAGAGTCAAGAAATATAAAGTTAGTTGTAAATTTGAGTAAAAATTTAAATTTTACTAATTTAGATATTCAAAAATATAGAGTTCCAATTCATGATAATAGAAGTCATGAAAGTGACGTTGGAATGATAAATCATTTTCCTAATATTTATAATAAAATGGAATATCATATAAATAGAAATGAAGGTGTATTAGTACATTGTAGAGCAGGTATGCAAAGATCTGCAACAGTTGTAGCTTTATATCTAATGAAAAAATATAAAATGAATTTTGAGAGTACCAAAAATTTAATAAGAGGTAAAAGATGTGTTGCTTTTTATCCTGTTATAAATTTTATTGGACCAATTAAATATTATGAATCTAAATTTTAATAATAATATTTAATTATCCAAACAGTAAAAAAATTAATAAAGATGTATTAGGTAATTAATGAAATATATTATTCTAACTTTAGGGATTGACTTAAATCATCTAATTTTTTTATTAATAAACAATGTTCTTGTGCTGGAATTCTCATATTATAATTGTTAGACATTGTATATCCATATGCTCCAGCATCTTCTATTAACATTATATCATTAATTTCAGTTTCAGGTAATAACCGATCATTGCCTAAAATATCTCCAGACTCACAAATAGGTCCAACAATATCATATTTTGTACTTTTAATATTATCAATTTTAGTTAAATTATGAATGCCATGATATGCGTCATATAATACTGGACGCATTAAACTATTCATTCCAGTATTTAGTCCAATAAAATGATGTCCATTTTTATTTCTTACCAAATTTACTTTACTTAATAATATACCACTTTCTGATACTAAGTATCTTCCTGGTTCAACCCATAATTCAAATTGATTCTTTAATTCATATAATTCTTCATCTAATTTAATAAAATCAGATTCTATTAATTTAGTTCCAAATCCTCCGCCTAAATTTAAAATATTTACATTATATTTAATTGCATATTCCTTTAATTTTTTTAAAACATTCACCCAATTAGAAATATTATTTATATTACTACCTCTATGTGAATGAAATCCAATAACATTAATTTCATTTTCAACACAAAATTTCATTATATTATCTAATTCTGATAATGATATTCCAAATTTAGACTTGGATCCTTCAGTAATTACTTTTTGATGATGTCCATCTCCCATATTCATATCTAATCTTAAAATAATAGATGTATTTCTAAAATAGTCCTTAAATTTCATTAAGATTTCCAAATTATCTATTGTTAAATAACATAAATAATTATCTATTACAAATTTATATTCTTCGATACTGCAATAATTAGGTGTAAATAATATAATTGAGTCAGGAAATAAATTTTTAATATAAATTACTTCATCTTTAGAAACACATTCAAATCCAAAATTATTTTTATAAATTTCATTTAATATATTGATATTATTATTAGCTTTTATTGCATAAAATTTTCTATCTATTGAATGTAATAAATTTATATTTGCACATTTATTTATCACTATATCTAAATTATATAAATATACATCATTTTTATTTATCATAAAATTTTTTATATTTTCTTTATTCATATACCACCATTTTGATTCTATATTATTATCTTCTATTTTATGAAATAATTTATAATATAACTCTTTATAAAATGATACACTATCTTTATTTGGTAAAACATATGAAACACACATATTATTAGAACTAAAATGACTAATTAATAATGAATCATACTTTTTTATGTTTTCAAATAATTTATTAAATTTGTCAAATTTAAGTATATCTTTTCCTACAATTGAGATTATATCACAGTTATTATGAACTTTAACTTCATAAAATTCCTTTAATTCATTTTTACATTTAATTAATTTAAATGAATTAACTTCATTTGTTGTCACCATAACAGAAAATTGTGATGTGGTAATTATATTTATATCTAATCCATTATTTTTAAATGATTCAAAAATATGAGATACAAAACCATAATCATTCCACATATCTAAAGATGTAACTTTAAAAACAGAAATATTTTTTTCAAACATTATAGTATATTCATTATTTACATCGTTATTAATAATTGTATTATCTAAATTATCTCCATAAGTATTTTTTATATGGATTGGTATATTTTTCTCTTGACACGGTTTAATACAATATGGATGTAATACCTTCGCACCCATTGCTGCTAGTTCCTGGCTTAAATTATAATCAATATGATTTATAATTTTAGCATCAGGTATTAATGATGGATTCGCATTATATATACCATTAACATCAGTCCAAATTTCTAATCTATCTGAATTTAATTTAGATGCAATTAATGAAGCGGTGGTATCACTACCTCCTCTACTTAATGTACATTTATAATTGTCATTAGAAGATGCGACAAATCCTTGACAAATTAAAATATTACCTTGATATGAATTAATAGTATCATTGCAATAAAATTTACCTTTCATAAAATATGAATCCAGTAAAGTATCTGAGTTATTTTTAGATTTTATAAATTTACTGGAATCACAGAATGTATAATTTAAATTAAAATTTTTAGTATATTCATAAAAAATAGTAGTAGATAAATATTCACCATAAGTTATAAGTTCATTATTTTGTAAGTAATTATTTTTATTTAAATTAATTGACTTTATTAAATTATCTATATTTTCAAATGTTAACTGAATACATTTTATGTCTAAATTTAATTCATTTATTAATTTTATATGACTTTTTTTAAGTTCTTCAATATAAGATTCATTCAAAGTTTTTAAATAATCTAATAAGTAATTTGTAGTACCTGTAAGTGCTGATAATACTATTATTAATTTATTATCATTATTTTTGTATTCATTTATTTTTTTAATTATAGTATCAAAACCATGCTTACTTATTGAACTACCACCAAATTTTAAAACAATACTCATTTGTATATTTATAGAATTTTATTGTTAAATCAATAAAATTCATATTTTAATTTAAAGAAAAATTAGTTACTATGTTGAGATAAATATAGATAATACTACATTTACACGATATGAAAATTATTATTAGTACATTGTACTAATAATAATTTGTTGAAAATCAAAAAATAACTTATTTTATTCTTTTTAAATATTTCAAATTATCTTCGTCATAGGGTTTACCATCAAAATAATCAATAGATACAGTAAAAATGTCATCGAATATCTCTTCTAAATTAAAATTAACTTTTAATGCTTTAAATCCTGGTCCTCTATTTACTTCCAAAATTTTAATATTATTTTTATTTACAGGTAAATAATCTATAGCTAATATTTGATAACATCCTTTGAATTTTTCATTTTCACTGTTTAAACATTTAATATTATTATCATCTAATAGTTCAATACATTTTAGTCCATATTCAGTAATTAAATTTGATAATTTTTTAAAATTAAATATTTGATCTTGATAATTTAGTAAATTATCAGTATAATTACTTGTGTCATATTCTATATTCCTCTCTTCCGATGCCAAAGCTAAATTAGTAATAAATGCATATTTGTTTTCACTATTTACATTTACACATTTTGGAATATATTTATCAACTGCAAAATATACAACTCTAGATCTTAGTTCAAAAATTCTTGTATTGTCATTTTTATCATTAACAATAATAAAATAACTCCTAAGATGTACTTTTCTAAGTTCTTTATCATTTAATTTACGTGATTCAAGTAATTTAGGACTTAAAAATTCAGATATAGTCCATTCACTATATTTATTTTGTTTTTTATACCAATCATTAAATTGTTCATAATATTTAATGACTTCTATACCATCACCTTGACTACCTAAACTTGGTTTTAATATATATCTACTACATCTAGATAAATTAGTATTTATAAATGTTTCAATATCTAATAGTTCTTTAGTTTTAATATAATTATAATTTTTTTCATCTTTATAAATTTTGAAGGAAACAAATTCAGGGATTAAATTTGTATTTTTAAGATGATTATATAAAAGAGATTTATCTCCTAATTCAAATATAGCACCTTCAATTTTATTACATATACTATAATTATTTAAAAATGCTGATATATAATTTATATATAATTCTTTATCTTCTTCAATTAAATGACTATTTTTAATTATATAACCTAAATATAAGTCAATAAATTTGTTAGAATTATTTAATGTATTCCAAATACTTCTCATATAATTTCTTTTTTTCAAAGAATTTATGATTTCAGGATATGTTATTACTTGATTTTGACTTAGGTAATATGTTTTATCAAATAAAAATCTTTCTTTATTAGAAATTAATGTTAAATTTTCTGATTTATAATTACTATCTTCAATTAAGTCAAATATATCATTAAATATATTTATGGTATTATAAATTTTTTTTACTTTATTGTAGATATTTAACATAATATTTCCCGGACTATTATTAATTTCAAGTACTTTAAATTGATCATCTTTTGTAAGAATACTATCAATTGCATATATATTAAAACAAGATGTAAAATTGTCATTAATACATTTATCATTTTTACATGAAAATTCATCATGATATAATTCACTGAATTTTAATATAAATTCGTCTATTTTTTCTTGTACCATATCAAATTTTTCTGGATAGTCTTTTTTTAATTCATTATTTGAATTGCAAAATAATTGAGTAAAAATTTCATTATTGTAGTTATTATCTTTGTTGTATAAAAGATCTCTATATAAATTTACATTTTTTAATTCATTGTCATTTAGATTTTCTAGCTGATACTTTTTAATATTTTTACCTAAATAATAATTTGTAATATAAGAACCAAATTTATTTATATCTTTAAAAATACTTCCACTAGATGGTAGAACTGCTAAATATATAAATAAGTTATTTACTTTATATATTTCAACTCTATTATTCTTTACAATAACGACTATATAAAATCTTATTAAACTTCTTCTACCAAAATCACTTTCATAATTTATTTTTTCATGATTAAAACTTAATTCTGGAACTTTAAAAGTAATTGGATCTAAATATTGATCTAAAATAATATATTGAGATTTAAATAATGATAGATATATTTTAACTTTTTTTTTATATGATTTACTAGTATTATTATGGTCAAATAATAAAACCTGTTTACCTAAAGATCCATATGGATCTTTCAAAATATAATAATTATTTTTAGTTTTTTTTTTAATAAAATCATAAAGTAAATCAATATTTTGTACTATATTACCTCTATTTAAAACATGATAATCAATATAAAACTCAGTATTTTTAAATCCTTCTTTAAAAACTATTTTATCTGAAAATATTTCTGAATTTTGTGTTAATACTCTGAAATTTATTTGTGATTTTAAAACATTTTTCTTATTTATATTACTAAATGTAAATCCTATCTTTTCAACATTTTTAGATTCTATATCATCTAATTTAACCCAATTTTTATTTTTAAGTATATAATCTAATGTTTTAGCCATTTGAATAATATAGTCATTTGAAGATTTTACATTTATATAATAAGTTTTTTTTACAATTTCTTTCTTAACCTTTAAATATTCTATTAATTTTATACTTAAAACGAACACACCTATATATAATGTTTTTCTAGTTAATTTAATATTTGTATTTATTAGAATAAAAATTATTCCTAAAATTATTAAAAATCTGTTCATATACTATAATTATATAAAATTTTATAATAAATATTATATAACAATTATTTTATTGTAAATTTAAAATATTTAAATTATTCATAATATTTTCTATTACTACCTTATTCACATCACTTACTTGAGTTAAAGGCAATCTTACATGTGGTGTTCTAAATACATTTTTTAGGTTCAATATAAATTTGCCAGGTGTTGGATTACTTTCAATAAATAATACATTTATTACATCTGAAATTGTTTTGTAAATATTACGAGCATTATCATAATCATTACTATAACAACATCTAAATATATTACTAATTATATTGGGATAAATATTTCCTACAACACTAATTGTACCACATCCACCAACACTTGTTACTGGAATCGTCATACTATCATCTCCTGAAAACACCTTAATATTACATTTAGATATAATCTCCATTACTTGACTTATTGAACCTGACGCTTCTTTAATTGCACACACATTTTGATTTGATAAACATATACGATTAATTGTATCAGGTGTCATATTTACACCAGTTCTAGATGGGATATTATACAAAATAATTGGTTTTGTTCTAATTGTTTCATTTGAACAAATTTCATTAAAATGTTGATAAATACCTTCTTGGCTCGGTTTATTATAATGTGGTACTGTAACCATCATATAATCACAATAGTTAGAAACTTCTCTTCCAAATTTAATTGTCTCCATTGTATTATTTCCACCAATTCCAACAATTACTTTTTTATCAGTTTCATTAAAACATTGATAAACATACTCTACCAGACTCATTTTTTCTTCATCATTTAAAGTAGGTGATTCACTAGTTGTACCTAAAACAACTACTCCTGTAATATCACTATTAATTTGTGAATTAATCAATCTTCCATAACTTTCATAATCTATGGTACCATCATTATTAAAAGGTGTCATTAAAACTGTGTAAACTCCATTATTGAATTCCATTTTATATTTAAAATAAATAATTATTTATATTTTAAATATAGTTTATTCAATTTCTTAAATATAATGACTTAAAACTTACTCACATTTGAAGAAATATAAATATTTTCTTCATCTTTTACAATTCTAATTTTATCACTTGATGATGGTATAAAATATATTTCAGATGTATTATTTTGTTGCTTATAATATGCAGCAATGCACGCTGTACCACATGCCCCTGTCTCAGATTCAACACCTTTTTCAAAAGTTCTAATTTTAAATGTATCATGTGTACATTGCATTACAATACTAACATTACTTCTATAAGTTTTATTCATTTCTTTATAAAACGATTCTAAATCAAATGTATCAAAATTTTCATGAATTGCATTTAAATATCTTATAGTATGATTAACTCCTACATTTACACAGTAAGTAGTATCATTAATTTGTTTATAGTCAATATATTTAGGAGCTGTGACTTCAACTATATCATTCTTTATATTTGCAGTCTGATTTATACCACTAAAACTTCTAAAATATAATTTATTTGATTTTGACCAAAAATTGTTCCACCTAGTATCTTCTAGATTAGATACATGATAAGATATAGCTCTTGATCCATTTAAACACATATTAGCTGTTATTCCATCATTGTTCCAAAATTTCCATTCAAAATCATATTCGGAATTATCTTCAACTGTATACCAAATAAATCCATCAACACAAAATTCTTTACATTTATCAATAATAAAATTTTTATCTTTTGGATAAAAATCTGTTATAATAAATGTATTACCACAAGCAGAATATCTCGTAAATTCTTTATTCTTACTAAAATTTGAATCATAAAATCCATTTTCTTTCTCTCTAATCAATTTAATAAATCTAAAACACCCTTCAGCGAATATATCTCTATCCTTCGCCTCATGAATTATTTTAATTTGCTCATGTTCTGAATCAAAAGTTATTTCATGTCTTCCAAAAATATCACTTTCACGAATTGATTCAATATTTGAAGTATCATGATTTATAATTTTTGCAAGTGATTTAGCAGTTCCACTTGGTTTATCTAATTTATTAATATGATGTGTTTCCTTAATAGATACATTCCAATTATTAATATTAATTGTCTTTAGAATTTTTTCAATCTCTGGTATACCATATGAAAAATTACTTACTTTAAATACTGGATTATTCTTTGAATAATCCATAATATTAGTAATACATCCCTCATTAAACTGACCGGTCGTTCCGATAATTAATGGAATATTAATATTTTGATGCAATAGTACACTAATTAGTTTATTAGTTCCTTCCACTGAAGTAATATCAATAATTACTGCATTATCTACTTGAGATAAATTTGTTAAATCTCTATTTAACTCTACTACATTATACTCTTTTGATGCAGAAGCACAAATTTTGCTACCTAAACGTCCTCTAGCACCATAAATATAAAGCTGAGTTTTTTCATGACAATCTAAATATTCAGAATATGCTTTAGAAAGTCGATTACCTCCAATTTGTAAACCATCTGCATCATAAAATGAAAAACTTAAACGTAAACAGTTTTCAAGTCGTCCATGTCCTGAAAACTTATTGCCTGTATGAAATTTAATTTGTTTATCCTCACAATATGTCAGAAATTTACGAGAGTCAAATGGTGTATCAATCCAAATAAAATACCCACCATCTGGCTTATTATATTTTAATCCTGTTAAACTATTACATAATGTATCACATCTAATCTTAAGAGTAGAACGAGTATCTTTAATGTAAGTATCCAAATCTCCATTTTCAATAACATTATGTACTATTCTACTAATAAATGGATTAATACCACCACTACTATCTAATTGTCCACATCCTGATAACATATTCATCAATTCATCATTACATTGAATCCAACCAAGACGTAGACTTGGTGCAAGAATTTTAGAAAATGATGATAATGAGAATACATTACCTCCATAATAGTATAGTGGCAAGTCCGGTTTTTTATCAAAATACAGTAATTGATAAACTTCATCTGCAATAATATACATATTGTGTTTTTTACTTAATTCAATTAGATTTTTTCTTTTTTCATGTGTCATTGTAATACTCGTTGGATTATGAAATGTTGGAATTGTATATAATAGTTTAACTTCATCTTTATTGTTATCTAATTTTTCTGATAATTCATCTAAATTAATACCATCATTTTCTAAATTAATTGTTTCAACTTCAAAACCAAATTCTTTAAAAATATTAATTGCCAAAAAATATGTAGGTTCTTCTACATATACCTTTTTACATTTACTAATAAATAGAGAACTAATTAATGCAAGAGCTCCTGTAACACCATTTGTTACAAACAAATTATCAATATTAACATCTTGACTATAATTTTTTTGTAGAAAAGAACCTAATACTTTCCTAAATTCCTTATAACCAGGAATATCACCATATTGAAGAACAGCATTATCTGTTAAATCTCCTAATTGTAGACATGATTTTTTAATAATTTCTAAAGGAAGCTCCGAATTTGATGGTTGTCCAACTCCAAAGTTTACAAGTTTATCAGCAGTAGGTACTATATATTGGCCGTATTGAATACTCATTTTTTTTTATTATTAATAGTATTTTTTCTTTATTTACTTATTTACTTATTTTTATTGAAAAAATAAGTAAATTTACATTTAAACATATTTTAATAATATTTTTATATAAAAT